TCGAAGATCAGCGTCGACTCCGGCTTCGTCGCGCCCTCGGCCACCGCCGCGGCGCCGTTGACGGAGTTCACCTCCTGCATGTAGGTGACGGCGTTGCTGTCCGTCGTGCCCTGCGCCAGAAGATCGGCGACCATGGGCGGCCGGAACAGCTGCTCGACGATGCCTGGCGTGTACTGCGGCACGACCAGATCGCCGCCAGACGCCGCATCCGTCGTCAGCGTGGCAGCGGAACCGTGCGGCATGAACAGCTCGGCGGCCGGGCTCGTGAACTGCGCGCCCTTCATCCGCTGGGTCTTCTTCAGCCATGCGAACGCGTCCGAGTCAACGAACTGCTGCCCGAGCGACTTCAGCACGCGCTGCGCCTGACCCTGCCCGACCGGCAGCCGCTGCGCGGCATCAGTCACCGTCAGGCCAGCGGTGAGCGCGGCCAGCGAGCTCGCGAAGCTGGCGTCGCCCTTCGCGGCGTCGATCCTGCCCTTGATGGCCTTCGCTTCATCAAGCTTCGACTGAATGGCCTGTCGCTCCTCGGCCGTCATCAGGCGGCCTGTCGCGACCACCTTGCCAGAGGCATCCTTCTCCTCGTGCGCCTGGCACTCGCGCCCGGTCTTCTCGAGCAGCGCCGTCGCCTCGCCGGTCTTCTTCAGGAGGTCGCGTTCGAGCGCGTCGATGTTGACGCTACCTACCACGCCGAGCATCACGCCACCGGCCGCGGCGTCGGTCGACGTCGCGAGCGCCAGCAGCAGCAAGGCGGCGATGACGGCGTGCCCCCAATGCAGGCGGGACGTGACGCGCTCGAACCAGCTGACAATCGCCTGCGCCAGATCGCGGCCGCGCTGGCGCCATGGCGCGAGCTTGGTGATACCGGACCCGTGCGCGTTGCGCTTGTAGGCCACATGGAATCCCGTGGTGAGTGCGAGGCTGCCGATGATCAGCACGACCATGAAGGGCAGAGGCGTGAGCGTTTCCATACGATGCTTCTCCGTCGTTTATCGAACGGTGGCGAACTGAGCCTCGAAGGCCTGCGCCTCGAGAGCCGCATCGGCGCGGCGATCCTGCGGCGTGGCCGGTGAAGGCTCCTGGCCGGTGTCGCGTGCAGCCGAAAGGTGTGCAGCGGCGCGCTTGTCGGACTCTTCCGGAGAGGCCGTCAGCAGCCGCATGAGGGTTTCGTCGAGTGTGGCGATGCTATCGATCATCCCGAGCGACTTCGCCTCGGTGGCCGTGTAGACGTGCGCCTTCCAGTCGTTGCGCACGATCTCCGGCGTCATGTCCCCGCCGCGTCCGCGGACGACGTTGTTCACGAACATCCCGTAGGCGCTGTCGATGAGCGCGGTCCAGCGCGTGACCGCAGTCTCACTGAGCGGCTCGGCCTCGTTGCCGTCGACCTTGCCCTCACCGGCGAAGATGTACGTCCGTTTGACGCCGAGCATCTTCAGCGCCTCTGACAGGTCGTTGTGCATGGCGTAGGTGCCAATGCTCCCGACCTGCGCCGACGGCGCGGCGACGATCTCAGTCGCAGCCGCGGCAATCTGATAGGCCGCCGACGCCGCGGTGTACTGCGCCACCGCGATGATCGGCTTCCGCGTGCGCGCGCGCATGATCTCGGACGCCAGTTCGGCGTTCCCGGCCACGCTGCCGCCGGGCGAGTCGATGTCGAGCACGATGTTCCGGACCGCCTTGTCATCGACGGCCGCACGCAGCTGCGCCGAGATCTTCGAGTAGCTCGTGCCACCCGACATCTCGCTCATCATGTTCATCCGCGGCGCCAACACGCCGTAGATGGGGATGACGGACACGCTACCGACCCGGGGCTGCGGCAGATTCTTCCGCTGCACCAGCGCGGCCTCGATGTCAGCCCGTGGCGTCTCCGACGACGCCAGGCGACGCGCCAACACGTTGGCGACGACGTTCAGCATCGTGGGCGTCAGGTTCCACGGGTGCTCGAGCGCAAAGCTCAGCACGTGCTCGTAGTGATGGCTCATAGCGCGAGCTCCTGACCATCGAGCGCGAGGAATGTCGCTACGTTCGCGCGGCTGGCGAGGTGCTGCGCCGCGTCACCCACCAGCGGGGCGAGGTCGGCTGCCAGCTCCTCGTTCCACCGGTCAAGGTCAGCGACGAAGGCGGACGATCGCTCGTGCGCCGGCAGCTTCGTCAGCCGCGCGAGTTGCCGAAGGCGCGTGGCCTCGAGCACTGGCGCGACGAGACGGTTCGTCTCCTCGTCATCTGGCTCGAAATCTTGCGCATCGTCAGTCGTCGACGGATTCGCCGTCGCGTCCGACGGGCCTCCCTGCTGCGGGGCAATCCGATCCGACTCCGGGTCCTCGTCCTTTGGCAGGTTCAACCTCGCCCGGGCCTCGTTCGTCCGCATGATCGGCTTGCCGGTCGCTGTAACGAGGGAGTTGATCTGCTCCTCGAGCGTCCCGGCGAGCTTGGCCGCGATGTTGAACTCGGTATAGACGTTGTCCTGGTCGTCGCATTCGATGAGCAGCTGCCCCTCGATTTCCTGCGTGATCATCTCCATCCACGGCGCCAGGGTGTCCTGGTAGGTGTGCTTGTGCTGCTCGCGGATGTTGCTGAACGTCGCGTGATCGAGGATCCCGACCATCGGCTGCGGGATGTGGTACGCCGCAGCACAGACTTCGCGCCGGAGCTTGCCCCCCTGGACGTACTCGGAATCCTTCGCCGAGAACGAGATGGCCTTATAGGTCGCGCCGACCGGACCGACGGCCGTCATGCCGGCCTTGGCGCCGCCACCCGAGAACTTCTGCCACTGCTCGCGGAACTGTTCCTGCTGCGGCTGGGTCCACGGCTTGACCTTATCGGACAGCTCCCAGACGCCTTCCATGCGACCGGCGTTCAGCCAGTACTGCTCACGGTTGTGCGAGACGGCCACTTCCTCAGCGAGGATCCGCCGCAGCGTCTCGAGCGGGGACAGGCCGCGAATCGGGTTCGTCGGGTTGTAGCCGTTGAAATAGACGATCTCCGACAGCGCGAATGCCTTCTCCCGCCCGTTCGGCGCCCAAACGTAGCGCGACGGCAGCAGCCCGCCTTCGACGCGCATCTCTTCCGGAGGCAGCCGCACCAGGCCGATCGCCTTGCGGCCATTCGCCTCTCGATAGCGCACCTTCAGCCAATACGCCTCGAAGTAGATCCCGAGGTCGCTCATCAGCGATTCGATCAGCCGGTAGCGGCGGGTCGACGGATTGGGCTTGCCCAGCCATCGCTCGATGTCGTGACCTGAGAGACGCTCCCGATCCGTGTCGGAGACGCGACGGAACGCATGGATCGCACACTGCGCCACGTTGCGCGCAAGGAAGTCGACCATGATGCGGACGTTCGGTTGCGTCCTGTAAATCTCGCCGTACGTCTGCCTGAGCCCGTACATCGACAGCGAACTGTCGCCACCGCTCCACGACGGCTGCGACGTCGTCATCGCCTGCAGACCGGTGAAGCTGCTGACGATCACGACAGCACCTGGAGAAACTTGACGTCGTCGCGGGGAATGTGGATGTCGCCCGGCAGCTTCATCGGCGGCTGGCCGGCCTTCAGCGCCGACGCGTCCGCCAGAATCAGCCACGGTCCGCGCGAGCGCACGAGGACGCCCTCCATCGCTTCGTTCTCCGATGAACGGAAATTGACGATCACCCGGCGCAAGAGCGCAGGCGGTCGCCACCAGAACAGCCAGGATGGAAGCATTCACAGGTGCAGCGATGAAGACAGAACAGGCGGGCGGGCCGAGCGCGCGGCTACATGACACACCCCCATGTGTGGAGTGTCAGGCCGGAATTGAAGAGAGTCTATTTTCGGGTACGAAATGCCTACTCGTCGTCGTCCTCGTCGAGCAGCCGCGACAGTCCGCGCCGTACCAGGTCGCGCACCTCGACGCGCTCGCGCGCCGCGCGCTGGCACGCACGATCGAAGTCACGAGACGGCAGGCGCACGGTGAACGGCGTCGTCGTATCGCCCTCTCGCAGGGGCTTGCGGCCTGGGCGCTTCTGGTCGCTCATGCGATCACCAGCACGGGATCTTCAGACTCTTCGGGCGCATCAAACGCCGCCAGCTTCCGCGCCATCAGCGCCGCGATCACCGGGTCGATGCGGCCGCGGCTCTTCTTTTTCACCGGGTAAACGTTGTCCTTGTTGTCGCGCTGCACGACGACGTTGCTGATGCACCACGTCATGAGCGGATTGCCGCCGGCGTCGACCAGCCCGTCGAGCACGTCGGCCTCGAAGTCTTTCGACGGCGCGCTCATCTGCTGCATGTTCTGCGGGATCTCGATGACCTGGTGCCCGTCGGTCTCGCCGAGATCCTTCACGAGGTTCCCGGCGTTCCATGGGTCGATGGCGATCTGCTGCACATCGAATACCGAGTCGGCCTCGTGCACCAGCTCGCGCACGACATCCTGATCGATGCGGTTCCCCGGGTTCGTGCGCAGGCCAGCCGTCTCGACCCAGTGCTGATACGGCGCCCGATCGCGATGCGCCCGCTCCTTCAAGGTGTCGGCCGGCGTCAGGCACCAGGGAACGATCCGCCACGACTTGCGCGTCTCGGTCGGTGGAAACACGAGGACGACGGCCGTCAGATCGATCTTCGAACTCATGTCGATCCCGATCCAGCACCGCTCGCCGTGCATCTCCTCGAGCGTCCAGTCGGTCTGCCCCTTGCGCCAGCCGTCGAGCGACAGCCACGGCGCCGAGGCGTTTAGCCATAGATTCAGATGCTTCTGCTTGTAGGTCGCGGCCGCGGACGGGATGTTCGTCGCCTTGATGACCTTGCCCTTCAGGTCGTCCGGGTTGACCGAGCTGCCGTACCCCGGGTTCGCCTTCGCCGCGGTCGATGGCAACGTCCAGTCATCATCTTCGTCGGCGTGGGCGATGAACGCGAAGTAGGTCTCGTCCTCGAGCACACCGTCGAGAATCTTGCACGCGTAGTCGTGCTCGTCGCCGCACGGCGAGACCGGATCATCGCCGGCCGTCGTGATCTTGTTGATGAGCGGTTGCCGCCTGGCGCCGGTCGCCGTCTCGATGACGTCGATCGTCCCGCGCACCTTCATGGCGTGGAGCTCGTCGAGGCAGGCGGCGTGGATGTTCAGGCCGTCCATCGAGTTGTGGTCGGCGCTGAGCGGCTCGAGCTTCGACGCCGTCGCCTCGCTGTGGATGTTGGCCGCCTGCACCGTAAGTCGCGCCCTCAGCCCGCTCGACTGCACCAGCTTCTTACAGTCTCCGAAGACGATCGCCGCCTGGTCACGCTTCGTCGCCGCACAGTACCCCGCCGCACCGCCCTCGCCGTCGAAGAACGTCAGGTAGAGCATCTCGACGGCCATCTCGAGGCTCTTGCCGTTCTTCCTTGGGATCTCCTCGTACGAGTTGCGGAACCGCCGGAGCCCCGACGCGCGGTGGACCCAGCCGTACTTCACGCCCTTGCGAAACACTTGGTCGGGCCGCAGCTCGATGAACTGCCCGGCCCACTCGCCCTTGTAGTGCTTCAGCTTCGTGGCAAACCGGTAGAACCGCTGCGCTTTACCGAAGTCGAACACGTAGGGGAACTCTGGCGTTCCTTCGCGGGCGCGGTCACGCAGGTGACGCGCACAGGCGAGCCGATGGTACTTCCCGGCCGGCACGGCGCCGAGCGTCACGGATTGCGCGTACGCGTCAACAGGGTTCAGCACAAAAGGATGCCAGCGCACAGCCCAGCCAACATGAGCGCCACCGCCAGTGCGGGGCCGGCTGGCGGCAGCGTGCGCACTGGATCAAACTTCGGCACGATGATGTCGGTTCTAGGCTTCGTGGCGCTCTCCATCAGGGTCACCAATCTCGCAGCGGCGACGGTTGTCAGTGCGTCTTCTCGCCAGCCGTCGCGGCGGGCGCATCGTCGAACTCAGCGAACGGGTCAGACGGCTTCTCTGGTTCCACCATCTCCTTCCCGATCGGCGCCAGCTTGAACGCGGTCATGTACTTGTCGACCTTACCGATGAGCGTGGTGTACTTCGTGACGCTCGGGTGCGCGACCTGGTTGCCGCCGGCGCCGATCACCACGGTCCCATCTCGGTAGACGTCGCCCAGCAGCTTCGCGAGGAGAACCCGCGACTTACACAGGTCGACGAGGTGCAGCATCGTCGCCGGGATCAGCGTCCCTGCCTTCTGGGCCACCGGCGCCAGCGCAATCCACTCGGCGAGTTCGTCCAGCGTCAAGCTACCTGGCGGCTCAGGAACCTCCGACGCTCGAACACTTGGCGGGTCAGAGCCCCTCGAATCGACCGCCGCCGTTTGATTCGCCGTGTTTTGATTCCGCGTTTGATTAGGGCTACTGCGGGCACGTGTCCGACGCGATCCCTTAAGTTCGCCAAGTCGTTGATTCTGCGGCTTTCTACCAGCACCAACGCGAGATCCGCCGCTCCCCTTACCACCCATAAAAACAAGACCCCCAAGACACGAATCTTTTGAAATCGCGCACGCACGCACGGACCTCCGGGGTGGTTTGGATCGCGTTCGATTTGCAGCGATTTCAAAGCCCCCCTCCCCTGCGCGCGGACTTCGCGACATTGCAACTCGTGCACAGGCTCTGGCTGTTCTCAGGGCTCATGTGCGCGCCGCCTTCACTCAACGGGATCCGGTGGTCGGTGACCTGCGCTCGAGCGCGCTCACCTCGCTGCACGCACCTCGAGTGCTCAGGATGCAACCGCCCATCCAACCGCTGCCCGCACCACGGGAAGCGCCGCAGCCACGCCTGTGAATACCTGGCCCATTCGGTGTCGTAGCCTCGTTGCTGCGCGGTCGGCCTGACGTTGTCTCGTACCCGTCGGCAGGTCGGGCACTTCCCGACGACGAGCCCGTGTCCGTTCGGGCAGGGATGAGGGGCCGCGCTCGGCATCAGCTGGACACCAGCGCCTTCGCCGCTTCATCCCGCCGCCTGACCTCGTCCTCAGCGGCCAGGCGCTTCAACTCACGCATCCTGAGCCCACACGACCTGCAGCGCTTCAGCGTCGTGGCCTGCAACACGATGTCGAAATAGTCATCACCTGGCCGGACGTGCGACTCGCATACGCACTTGAATCCACTGAGCTCGTAGGCGACCTTCTCGCCACACTCACACCTGACGACCGAGCGACCAGCAGGAGGCCTGTCGACCGGCCGGCCACATCTGCAAGCCAATGGCGGCACGATCCGCGCCTCAATCGCCATACCGCCTGCGATTCATTCGTGTACCGCCTGCCCGAGCCGCAGAGTGCCGTAGACCAACACGGTCTTGAACCCAGGGTCAGTTCGCTTCGCCTCGTGATAGAGGGTTTCACCACCAGAGATCAGTTCGATGTCCGTCACCGACGGGGCGACCAGCCCTTCACCCTGCGCCGCGTTCGTCCACGTGACCGCCTTCGACACGACGGCATCCTCGTCCGCATCGAGCTTGTCTCGCTTCACCATCCAGTTGGCGTTCCAGCCCGTGGTGTCCTGGCGCACGGTTGTGCTGGTGCCCTGAAAGATGGTGATGGGCAGTTGCTTGTCCTCGCCCGTGAAATACCCGTCTGCCGGGCCGATGTTCTGCTCGCGGGCCATGGTCAGGCGTTCGCCGCGCTCAGCGTGAAGGCGGTCACCGTGAAGGGCTGACCGGCAGCAAAGGACGTGTTATCAACCGTCATGTCACCACCGCCGCCGCCCGCCGTCACCGTGCCCTGCGCATGCACCGTCCCACCACTGGCCTTGATTCGGAAGTGCCCCGCCGTGCCCGTACCATCAGCCGAGGTGTCCTGCCACGTGCCGCTCTTGGCCTTCGAGCCAGCCGCCGCGGCCGCCATCCAGTCAGAGGGCAGCGGAACATTCGCCAGCAGCGTCCCGCTATCCGCGTCGCTCGGATTCGTCGGTGGAGCACCCGTTCGAATCTCCAGGGTTGGCGATGCGCCTATGGCCGTCTCGATTGAATCGAGCATCGCATTCCGAACCCCGTCACTGAACTTCAAGGCCATATAGCTATCCCTT